CACTCGCAAACCATTTTCCGTGCGAATGACAAGTTGATCGCTCTCAAGATACACAACGCGACCAACCACGTTTTGCGTATTGTAGCGACCATCAAAATCAGCATACGTTACAACGTCATTGACATTGAACACAGGCTGAAACGACTTCACATTCAATTTAGACTTTTTCATTTTACCATTCCTCATCAAGAAACTGCGGTTACAACAATCTTCACGATTATCGCCCTCTTGGCATTATCGAGTGTTTCCTTGCTTCGTTTTACAAAAGAAAGTCCAGGAACCCAACGACCAAATCGCTTGTCGCGCTCTTCGTTCTCGAGTTCTTTTTTATATTCTTTGTCGGCGTTTTCAATTGCATTTGTCAAAGCAACTTGCGCCTCCGCTTCGGTATTGAAGATGCCGCTCGCTCTGGGTATGTTCTTTTCAAATTGAACTTGCTCCCACACAATCTTAAGATACCCAACGCTCGGACACAATACTGCGTAGCAGGAATTGCCGATTTCGTTTAGATTTACTGCAACCTTCTTGGGCATCTATGTTACTCCGAATAGACACGAACTTGCCATTCGCCGTTGCCCATCAACCACAACACACTGTTAGGAATGTTGCGCTCGGACATATACTGCTCGGCGAACCCACGGCGAAAAGTAGAATACAGAACGGTGTAATTCATTATGCAACCTCCGCAAAAAGAGCAAAGTAAACTGCCTCGCGAACTGCGGTATCGGACGCTTCGCTATATTTCTCAATCCGACTGAGATCGTTCAGCATAGCCTGAACGTTGATCCAATTCAACTTGGCTTCGCGAGCGAACAACACGATATCGCGATGGACTACAGCGTTGCCTTCGTCGGAGAACATTTCGTAGTATGGGGTGTTTTCGATTTTCATAAGACTATTATGCCTGTTTTACTGAAAAAAGTAAAGGATAAAAACCCTAATAGAATCAATGACTTACGCGACCACCTGAATGCGAGGATCGCGAATATTTTCTTCCAGATCATCCAGAAGATGATTGCCAGGGAGAGGAGCAACGAAGAAGTTATCGAAGAGCCCGACGCTTTCGCCCTTCCACACACGCTTGAGCGTCTTGGCGCGGAACGTACCATCCATCTTACTGACGCCCACAACGAGACCGACATAGTAGCAGTCATTGACGCCAACGAAGTCGAGGGACTTGACCACGTCACCAATTTTCACACTGTTTTCGTATTTCATAAGACTATTATGCCTGAAATGTATGAAAAACGCAATAGTAAAAAACCTAATAGAATCAATAACTTACGAGCGCCTCCCAAAACGTCCTATAAACCCATTGCAGCGGTCCTTAAAACAGGCGGGAATAGGTATGGGTTGGGCTTGAAATGGCTCCAAATGGGCTATTGAAACTTCGGTCCTTCGAACCAAGCAACTAGGCTATATCGTTTGCCTTTAGTGACTGGTTCTAGGCGATGATATACAAATGAAGGAAATGCAATAATCGTCCCAACTTTTTTCATACAGTCATAATCTTCTTTAGTTGGGTGAGTGTTAATATGTTGAAATGATAATACACCGCCCTCATACATTAAAGGATCTGTTAATTGCAACACCAGCGAAACTTTACGATGATTTGGTGTATTCGTTATCCAAAACACATCTTGATGAGATTGATACTCGCCTTTATAACTTTCATCGTATTCTGTAAATTGCATTGGCGGCAAAGAAGTAACATTAAATTTGAACCACTCTCTATTCACTTCTAATAAACATCTCCAAAACATATCATAGACCCAAGTAAATTCTGGATTGACTGCAGGGTCAACCCATCTAACGATACTTCTTCTGTATGATTCATCAGCTGGAATTGAATTGATACCGATAGTAGCACTTTGCTCAGGTAATTTTTTCGCCATTTGAATAATTTGATTGCATTGTTCAACAGAAAATGCGTTCATCCAATAACACCATTCACCTTTCATATATCACCTATGGTTCTAACGGCATGTTTACATCATAATAACGTATCTTAACTCCTGCCTCACGGAGCATGGTTTCGGCGTGGTCGATCGAGTAATGTTTACCTGCACCAGCCCCAGTAAACTTTCGGTTTGGTCCGATAACTTCTTTGATGCCAGCCTGAATCAATGCGCGCGTGCAATCAGCGCAGGGTTTCGGTTCCCAGTTTAGATATGCGCGGGAGTTGTTGAGAGAAACTCCAACGCGAGCGGCATTGAAGATTGCGTTACGTTCAGCGTGCTCTACCCAGTGATACTTTTCTGGGCGCTTCCAGCGATCTTTCCAATCTTCTTCGATGCCACGAGGAAAGCCATTAAAACCCGTCGACAAGATGACGTTATCATCATTGACGATTACACACCCCACCTTTGTCGACGGATCCTTGCTTTTCTGAGAAATCAGAGCAGCCTGTAAGATAAACAATTCATCCCACGAGAGTTCATCATAATTCATAATATAGTTTACTCAGTTATTCCTTTGCTGTAATTAGCGCAGGCTTTTGAATTGAAATCTTACGAGGTTTCTGTTCTTCAGGAATGACGTTCTCTAATTGAATAGAAAGAATGCCATCAGCAAGTTCAGCACCACGAACGACTACTGTATCAGAAAGAACAAACTGGCGTGAGAATGAACGACCAGCAATACCCTTTACAAGATATTGACGATCATCAGTCTCTGTTTTCTTGCCAGTCACTTTGAGTGAGTTCTTTTCTGCAGTAATGTCAATTTCATCTAGTTTGTATCCAGCAACTGCAAGTTCAACCACAAAATTATATTCGTCTTTCTTGACGACGTTCACAGGTGGAAAAGCAGAAGCGCCAGACGTTAGTAGATGAGAGGCGTTATCGAGTGCGGCGAATGCGCTTTCAAATCCGAGAAGGGATGGAAGATAACGCTCATAATTTACAGATGATAATGATGGTAGTGTTGTCATTTTTTTTACTCCTTAAATAAGCAAGTTATAGTCATGGAACCCCAATTGGGCATTCCACTTCTATTTATATCAGACAGAGACACCAGTGGAACCAAATCCACCTTCTCTTTCGGAATATTTCTCTGGAGCAATTCCAAACTCTACAAACTCAAATGGCTCATTGCAAACCACTTCAGCCTGAGCAATTCGATCGCCTTTTTTCAACACTGTTCCCATGGACGAAATGTTTGTGAGAATGACAAAAATCTGTTCTTGATAGTCAACGTCAACCACGCCTTCAGAATTGGCTAGAACCAATCCCTTCTTGAGAGCAAGCCCAGAACGCGCATGCAAGCGAATGCTATAGTGCTTCAAAGGCAGTTGGTCTTTGGCAATATCAGAATACGTCTCAATGGTCATGTTTCGTAGAACCTTGAGAATAATTCCAGTTGGGATCAAAAGGCGATCACCAGGATAAATGGAAATCTCGCCATGACCATTGACGTATTGTGAAATCGGATTATTATGTTGATCGTAGCCCTTGACCGTTGCATCTAGTGGGAAAAAACTCAAATCAAAACAAGTTGACATTGAAGTTCCATAACTCGGAACAATCACATCATCACTCATTCGGTACATACCCAATTGAATCATAAATTATGCCTCTTTCTTTTTCTTCCCGATTGTATACTTGGACACCAACTGCCAATCAGCCTTTTCCTTGAACGGAAGGATCTTGATCTGGCTCAATGGCGCAACGTTGTCTTTGGACTTTGCAGGATCAACCAATGTTACCAAGCCCCACTCAGCCATTAGATTGGCGATGGTATTTCGGCGTTGAATGTCATTGTCTGACATATTGCTTGGCTTACCATCCAATTCAAAAAGTTCTTTGAAGTGGACGATATAATACTTTCCTTGCTTATGGAGGATATGGCAAGACTGGTAAAGAACATTTTCGTTCTTGGCTGCGACGCCGATACGAGTGAGCGTTTCGCGGACTTTTAGAAAGTCATCCTGCTTGGATAATGTAACTTCTACTAATTTATCAATCATCTCAATCACCCTTGTATAATTGTTTTTTTATATCGGTGATTTGAGCATCAGATAGAATTTTTAATGCTTCCTCGGCTTTCGCGTCGGAGTAGCCATAATATTCCTTGACAGCAATCAAATCACTGCTAGAAGCCTTTTTGTGCCATTTACTGTATGGACGCTTAGAGGCTCTTACAATATTTATAAGAAAGTCATACTTGAGTTTATTGTCAAGGGTCGAGTATCGGTTCATTTCATTAGCCAAAAGGACCGTATCGCGGTGATACGATAATGCACGATTGACCATAAACGCTGAATATGACTTCTCGTCCTGTTCGGTCAGGAGGGCATATTCTTTCGTCTGCAGGATAGACGGAATTATCTCTTTGAATAGGTCAGCCATCTTTGTTCTCATCTAAAAAAAGAAATAATATAGTGTCTTTTTCCTGGCTCGGTGGATTAACTTCTTCATAAATCTCTTTATACAGTTCTAACTTGCGCATACTATCCTTCAGAATAAGATGTTTATCTGGACTGCTCATTATTGCATCCAAAAATTTTCTACGAACTTGTCTGTTAGATTTTCTATTGGAGTGTGATTCCTTATCGTGACATGGAATGCAAATATCTCTAAAATCATTTACAGATAGATCTTCATCTTTTTTAGATTGTTTATGTTTTTTAACATAAAAGTTATGCACCGAATAAGATTCATCGCATTTTTTACATTGTTTAATCAAATAAACAACTTCTTCACCAAACAAAGTGTTTATTGTCTTTACAACATTTTTTGCTGTTTTTCTGCTTACTCTTGGTATTGTATTCTTACGAAGCGTGATATTCATACAAATTTGCACTCCACCATCATTTCTGTCAAACATGCGGTGAGATTCAGTTCCTGATCGGCAACAAATGCAGCCTGGTATTGATACTTTGCTAGAATAACAACTGCGTTTGGAATCGTAGACTTATCCATGATATCATACAGACTATCATAGATCTTACGATAGATCTTTGCAGGATCATCACCACCAAAGTCTGCAACCCACTTGCGCATCGCACTGAAGTTTTGATCCTTGAGTGAAGTCACTAGATCATTGAGTGAAACATCCGCAATGGTTGTAAGAATACCAGCATCAATCTTACCGCTGACCGAATAACGCTGCAGTTCATTCAATACTCGGCGATAGTCAGGAAAGTGCTTCTTGACAACTTCAGCAAGAACGGCTTTGTCATACGGAACCTTTTCAGTCGCAAGAATCTCAGCCGCGCGCTTCATAAAAGCCATCGCCATCTTCGGACGATCTTCTTTGCGAAGTTTGAATTCAATCACAGCGCATCGTGAATGCAACGGCTCAATGATGCGATTCTTATAATTACAAGTCATGATGAAAGTACAGTTATGCGCAAACTCTTCCATCGCTGCACGCATTGCTGGCTGCGTACTATTTGGATTTAGATAGTCAGCCTCATCAATAATAATAACTTTCTTACCACCACCAAGAGACATTGCGCTTGCATAGTTCTTGATCTTGACGCGGAATGTATCAATACCCGATTCATCCGAACCGTTGATCATCAAATAGTCACAGCCGATCTCATCACACAGCGCACGAGCGACTGTGGTTTTGCCTGTTCCTGGACCACCGCAGAGAAGGAGATGAGGAATCTCCTTGCGATCCACGTATGACTGGAATGTGGTCTTGTATTCTTCAGGAAGGATGCAGTCGGCAATAGTATGCGGTCGATATTTTTCGACCCAGAGCACTTCATTCATAATATAACTCCTTGTCTTATTCAGTCACTATTCTACGCCATTTCCCATTTACTTTCAAGTACAATTCACCATCTGGACCTGCCTTCATTCCAACAACAACATGGTTTTCAGTTCCAGGAACGTACTGCGGGTTATGAAATGCTGGTATTCCCCAATTTCCATCTGAAGAAATGCGCATTCTTTCTTTCTTTTCTTCGCCATAGGTATCAGTAAATTGAATACTGTATCCACTGTTTTTGATATTTTTCTCAATTTGCTCGATGCACTCTTTCTTGCTGTTGTCTGGCAAAACGGCTGCGGCGGCAACAATGCCACCACTCGCAACACCGCCAGCAAGACCGAGGTACTTGAAGAAATTACGTCTTGTCGCCATGGTTTTTCTCCATAACAGAATAAAATGCTGCTACCAACACCAACATTACTGCGGGTGCTGTTTGTGGGAGCCAAAGGAAATATGCGTTCGCGATTGTAAACGCAAAGAATACGATCACACAGATCAATAGTCTCATTTCATCATTCATAACAAAACCTCAAAAGAAGATGGGGCGGGGAAGGTGAACTCCCACGGCGAGCAGTCTGGCGGATTGTGCCGTCAACCAAGAACGTTGCACCCCAATAGACTTATTTAGCCACCGTTTCGTACACTTCAACAAAATCGTTCTGTTGAGCGACTTCTTCGTCAAAATTACGCTTGTGGTAAGTCTTTGCCAACTTGCGTGACAACTTCTTAGGAATCTCATGCTCATCTTGCATCTTCTGCAGAATGTCCTTGATTAGATCACGCTCTGCTTCAATACGAGTGAGTGAGTTTGAGATTTCTTGGAGACAGCCGAGAACCTTTGCCTTGTCGATCTTCATAATTATTCTCCAACTTCGCCGAAGGTTGAACTGGCGGCTTCGATAGCGATAAAGTAGGTGATGTCAAAAGTCTTATGCTTGAACTTGGCGAGACCTTTTTTCGCAATTTCAACGTCATAAGAACCATCCATCAACTTGAAATTCTCAACCTTCATCACAACCTTAAAGGTCGTCTTACCGTCACCTGTACCAATTTCAATGGTCGACTGATCCGCGGCATCATCCTTTACGTCGGTTGCGGTGAACTTGATTGTAGTTCCGTCGCTCTCAAAAACAAAGTTCGGTGAGCCAGAGATACCAGCAGACTTCTTCATCCACTCAAGATCTTCTTCAGAAAGAGAGAATGAACAATCAGACTCACCAATATTAATACTCTTGTCAGGCGGAGTCTTAATTACCTTTGCAGAACAATACTTGATATTGTCTGACTTCTTCTTACCAGAATCAATAATTCCGACGCGATCATCTTCAAACGAGAGATCTGCTTCCTTGTAGAGAGAAATTTTGGCAAGCAACTTGTTCAAGTCATAAAGAGCAAACTCTTTCGGGAAAGACTCATCAACAGTGGCTTCTACAAAAATTGTACCAAGTGGTGAAATGGTGCGGAGTTTATTACCCTGCTTGAACAACAGGCTCTGGTTGATGCCAGAAAAGTTTTTCAAAACCTGCACAGTATTATCAGAAAGTTTCATAATTTACAACCTCATTTGCTTCAACACGATTATTATATAACGAATCCAACACAGAATCAACTCTAATTTTTAAAGTATCTAAATCGCAATTATTGTCCAATACTACATCATAATGACAGCCAATCCAAGCCCACTCGCTCATATGAACGTGTGGATACTTTTGCTCCATGAGTTCTTCGGAGTCTTGTAACATCCAAAGATCATTTTCATCAGTAGTGTTTTGAGTGAATGCGCAAGAGTACCACTCAGGATCAGGTCCACGCTTGACGCGAATAATTTTACCGCCAGAGTCTCGAATGGCATTGATTTCGTTTGGGAAACGAACATCAGCAATAACATAATACTGATTAGGCTTACAGCGACGCATCACAGTATGAACCCAGAGGTCATGGTGAAATACATCTCGCCCTGCCTCTGTGCCCATTAGTTGTAATGCCAGTCTTGGTGAGAACGGACGACCAAGTTTTCTAGACCACCATGGATCATCTTGCTCACGCCATGCTCGCGATTCTACAGTATCACCTTCAAGCATGGCGCGATTCCAACCGAAAATCGCAGCACAGGCATCCTTCACACTGTTCGCAAAACTTTCTTTAAAGAAGTTGTGTCGTTCAACAAGAATGTCTGCGACTGTACCTTTACCGTTTCCGATATTACCGACAAGTCCAATAATCATAACAAAATCTCTGTATTAAAGAGTGCCAACGTAATTAGCAACAGCAGGAAGATCACCAGTAAATGCATAAGTACCGATGTGGTTAGTTCTCATCCAAGGACATAGCCAAATCTTACCGCCAATCTTGCGCCACATCTGGCAGAACATGTAATCTTCTGACAAATAACGCTCAGAACCACCGCCTGTAATAGAATCTACTGAATCAATTACAGTATCGAAGTATGCATGAATATAACGTGAGCCATCAAAGTTAGCCTGTCCAACATGATCAGGCTTGTATTTGATCATAGGGAACGCCTTCTGCATCTTATTGAAGACTTCACGCTTAACCATCATAAAACCAGTGCCAAGTTCTAGAACTTCAATCGGTTCCGCAACAGAAAATTTCTCAGTGCCTGGGGCTGGATTAAACACAAAATCGCCAGAGACCTTTTCTAGTTCTCCAACGTTGATGTTAGGATTTTTAACAACTGCTTCCTTGACTGAAGTCCATTTGATGGACTTCTTAGGATATGGACCGCCAACTACTTCTTTATCTAGAGCAAGGCAAGCGATAACATCGCGAGGATCAAACCCAATATCAGCATCAATAAACAAAAGATGCGTAAAGGCTTCTGCGCGCAAAAATTCATCTACAAGATAATTGCGAGCACGAGTGATTAGAGATTCATTAAAGATGAATGAGAATCGGACTTCGATTCCATACTGTCCACACAAACCCTGCAGGTCTAGGCATGATTTAATAAACATGCCGTGTGCCATACCACCATACATTGGAGTGGCTACAAAAATTTTGCTTTTGCGCAACTCATCTACCTTAACTTCTAATTGCATAATTATTCACTCCAGTTATAGAATTTTGTAATAACATCAATAATTTTGGTTTGATCATCGATATTTTCGTTGACCCTTGTTTCTATATAGTCCATAAGCATCAGCGACCCCATGATGTTTGAGATCTTTGTTGCTCGCGAACTCTTAAACTTATCGTCTTGATCATCTTTACGATCAACATGACGCTGCTCTTTGATTGTATGTGATGCAGTCAAAATAAGAACCTTGAGTGTATTGGGAAACCATTCAGCGAGTTTGTCCAAAAGTTTACCGTTGAACAAACGATCACCTTCGAAGATTACATTCGCTTCACCATTTTCATGATGAACGTCTGCAAGACCTGCAAAGAATTTCTCTGCATCAGGCTGTACTGCCATGCTCAAACGATCTGTTCCCTGGAACACATTGCCATCGTTGACATACTTGCCAAGAATATACAGATTGAGTTTCTTGGAATACATAGCATCAAGAAGTTTCTGTGGCTTGATAATTTGCCAATCATCAGCCATTGAAATCAACTTGAACATCAGAGTGGTCTTACCAGTTGCTGGTTCACCACCCATCGCAATCACTTTAACGCTCATAGTGCCTCACGTTTTCTTTTGTAACCAAATCAGAAACAACATGTACTATTCTTACTCTTGGCACAATCAATTTGATTGCTCGAATCTGCACTTCATCATCCTCAAAATGAACGCCATGTTTGTAACCTTCATCCATAAGTCTAAGTATTATTCTACCCTTATGCACTCCAGATGTAAAGCGACTTTTATCATTAAAAGCAATTGGATTGAAGTAGACTTTATTGGTTATGCCTTTTCTACTAAGCATAGCCTTTGTCTCAGGCTCTTCTTCAAAACTTCTGCCTGTTATAATGATATCATGAGGACCTGGGTAAATTCCATCGAACTCACCCAGGTTTATTACCCCATCGATGTCAAAAGTATTAATTAGCAAAAGTATTCTTCACTTTAAGTGCTTCGACGTTACGATTGGCAAAAGCCTCGCACTCAGCCTTGGCGTCGGCATAACGCAACTGTTGCGGAGGTGTCTTTTGCGTCCAAGCAGAAGGACCGCGAAGTGAGCCAACTACACCCAATTCCTTAGCAACCTTTAGATAACGGATAGCATCAATTACAACGCCAGCTGAATTTTCTGAATCTTGTACAGAAAGTTTAACGTCAATAGTAATTGGTGCATCACCAAATCCACGCATACGAACGTTGAAGTAGGCTACCTTGTTATCCTTGAGATAAGGAATAAACGTAGAAGGACCTGCGAACAAAGCCTCATCATTAACTGGAATACCACGAATGTCGTTTTGAGCACGAATGACGTTTTCCTTTGACTTTTTCTTCGAAGCCAAACGAGTCTGTACCATCATGTTATTGAAGTCAGTATTTCCACCAACATTCAACTGCTGATGGTAGTCAACAACTGCACCACGATCAAACGCAAGTTCTTGGATAACCTGCGAAAGAATAGAAGCACCAATCTGTGAGCGCATATCATCGCCAATTAGCGGTAGACCTGCATCAATAAACTTCTTTTCCCAAACTGGATCAGAAGCAATGAATACTGGAATGCAGTTCAAGAAAGCAACGCCAGCATCAATACAAGCCTGAGCATAGAACTCTGTGGCTTTCTGAGAACCAACTGGCAAATAATTCAAAAGAATATCAGCCTTGGTATCTTGAAGAACCTTTACAACGTCAACAGGGTCTTCGTTAGAAAGACGAAACCCATACTTCTCAGGCTGCTTTAACATATAGTCGCTAACGCCATCCATAATAGGACCCATTTGTACAATAGGACCATCGGGGACGTCTTCACAAAAGACACGAGCGCAATTAGGAGCAGCAAAAATTGCTTCGCCGACTGGTCGACCAACCTTTCGGCGATCAACGTCAAACGCAGCAACTACTTGCACATCGGCTGGATGATAGCCACCGATTCTTGAAAACATCACGCCAGGGATAGATTGACCATCAGCATCTTCATCGTGATCCTTATAGTATTCTAGCCCTTGATACAAAGACGAAAAACAATTACCAACGCCTACTACGGCAATACGAATTTTTCTTGACATTTTTTTCTCCATTATGTCAGTTTATTAACGAGACTATCCTTGGTTGGAGTCGTAGGTCTCGACGTGAATTACACGCTTGGTTTATTATAACTGAATATATCTTACAAGTAAAATACATTCGAGGATTTTTCATTATAAAGTCTACTTGCGTAGTCATCAATTAGACTTACCACCAGTTCGTCTTGATCATTAGTCAAGAACATTTCTGGCGTCAAGCCTATTTCATCATACATATTCGGCAAATCATCAAAGTCATCGTGCATGTTTATCAATTGACCGCTCTTAGAACATAGCAAACGCAATGGTTTACTTTCTCGCTTGCTACGAACCAACGGACAATGCTTTTGCGTTGCTACTTTAAAGAAGGCATCAAAATTTACCTCTGGCCAACGCTCAGCCAGCCAACTTGCTCTTGATACGTGATCACCTGAACTATGTCCAGCATAGTCACCGCCGAGCATTAGTTTCTTATACTGACACAGATGAGATTCCAGAAGATAGTTCGAGAATATCTTGCGATCACCTTCATCAATAAATTCTAATGATGATTGATAAAGTTCTTTTTCTTTATTCTCAATCCAGCGCAGATCTTGTTCGCTGAACTTTACGTTCTCATCAACGGCTTCAATCATATCATCTCGATTGTACAAATACATTAGACCTGAGCGCACTGACCAACTGCTGGGGTCAGTAGCAAGTACTGTATCTGGTTTAATCGGAAGATCTGCTGTTTCAAATAGAACTTGACAAGTGATCCACGAAGTCATACGTCCATACTTGTGGAATGTATTACAAGCATCAAACACTCTTTGATAAGAGAAATGCGGATTCTCGTCAATATGCTGAGCGAAGAATTTTTCTATAGAACCTTTCGGTCCAATAGTTTCTTGGAGCGAGCGAACTTGCTCTACAATTCTACCCTTGTTATACTTTGTATCTCGCGCATACTTCTGACGCGACATATTGTCTAGATTCCACTTCTTCAGTTCTTCTAGATTAATATCCCAAAAATTAGGGAACTGGGAATAGATAACCCAAGCCATTTCAGACTGATAAGTCATTCCAAAAATAAGCGAGAACCAATAACGCTGTTCGACGGTCATAGGTTTGCCTGTTGGACTCATATCGTCTGTAGCATCACGATAAGCATTGTTACATGCATAATGATCGAGATCGCTCCAGCGCATTCTCCACTTTAACCATCTCAAGAATCCATCCATTCTATTAGATGGTTCTCTCCAGTCTACAAATTTCTTATCTTTATTGTTAGTGTGTAAATATTGCATTAAAAAAACTTCGTCAAATCAGTTGATGTATTGTAATTTACCTTAGCAGTTTCTAGGAACTTACTTATCTTATATATCAGAGATTTAGCCACGACGTCGGGATTATTGACCGAAAAGACATAATTTTTTATAT